CCAGCAGGCCAAACAAATGACCTAAGTGGTAATACTATTACAGTTCCAGCAAGTCACATGATGCTAAGAGCTATTAGCAGAAGTGATGATCAGAGCTTCCCATGGTTAGCACCAGCTGGTAGCAGACGTGGCCTTGTAGACAATGTAAGCAGTATTGGTTACATTAATAGTGCAACAGGCGAGTTTGTAGTTGATAACATTAGAGAAAGTTTGCGTGATACACTTTATAGCAATAAAGTTAACCCAATTACTTTCTTTAACGGAACAGGAATCCTAAACTACGGCAACAAGACTAGAGCAACTACAGCAAGTGCACTAGACCGCATTAATGTAGCAAGACTTGTAGCATATCTCCGTAGACAATTACAGGCAACTGCTATAGGTTTTGTGTTTGAACCAAACGACAAAATTACACGCGATGAACTCAAACAACAAGTTGAGCAGTTAATGAATGATCTTGTACAAAAGCGTGGCATTTACGATTACTTGGTAGTTTGTGATGAAACAAACAATACACCAACAAGAATTGATCGTAACGAACTATATGTTGACATTGCTATTGAACCAGTTAAGGCTGCGGAATTTATTTACATTCCAATTAGACTTAAGAATACAGGCGAGATAGAAGGCGGCAACGTAGCCAGTGCAAATGCTGTTTAAGGCATAAGAAAAGCATGAAATTATGGGGTAGACTCAAAGTTTGCCCCATTTTTCATGACCACTTTCAGATAAATATTATTATATTAAGGAGGCAGACATATGTCAGTTTCATCACTATTAAAATTTACTGTACCTTTAGACAGTGATCAGTCAGCAAATGCACAAGGCTTGTTAATGCCTAAGCTCCAATATCGCTTCCGTGCAATGTTTGAAAATCTTGGCGTGTCTACTCCACGTACAGAATTAACAAAGCAGGTAATGGATATTACTCGCCCTAGCGTAACATTTGAAGAAATGGAAATACCAGTTTACAATAGCCGTGTTTACCTAGCAGGCAAACATGTATGGGATATGTGCACAGTCAATTTCCGCGATGATGTAAATGGTAGTGTAACAAGACTACTTGGTGAACAGATTCAAAAGCAATTTGATGTTATGGAACAAGCCAGTGCCGCAGCAGGTATTGACTACAAATTTATTACAAGATTCGAAATACTTGATGGTGGTAATGGAGCAAGTGCAGCCAACGTTCTAGAAACTTGGGAACTATATGGTTGCTTCCTTCAGAATGTTAACTATAACACCCTTGCTTATGCAAGCAACGAACCAGTAACTATTACTGCAAGTATACGTTTTGATAACGCAGTGCAAACACCAATTGGTGATGGTGTAGGTGCGACAGTTGCAAGAAACCTAGGACAAACAGTAACAGGTTAATTACTAATTAATCATTACGCATTAAGCCTCCCGCAAGGGAGGTTTTTTGTTATAATAGCATATATTTTTTAGGATAAATACATTATATGGAGTAAATCTGTGGCTAGTGTCAATGTTTTATTAAATGCTATATCTAAAGGAGATCACATAAGAGATTTCCAACATGCATCTAGATTGTTTGTGGATAATAACTATGAGTTGCAACCACGATATTCTCATCTATTTCATGTTGTTTTTAATTTAACTCCTCAAGCAGCAGCACTATTTGATAATCAAGAAAAACTTGAAATTAACATGCTAGTAAAAAGCATTGATTTGCCTAGTTTTAATTTTGATGTGCAAACACATAATCAATATAACAGACAAGTACATACTCAACATAAATTAAATTATAATCCTGTAACTGTAACATTTCATGATGATCAAAAGGATATTATAAGAAGTTTGTTACACACTTATGCAAGTTATCACTATGCAGACTCCAGATATGCCCTAGGCGGTAAGTCTTACAATACTAATGACAGGTACTTTAATCATAACGGTGACAGTTATGGTTTAGCAACAGGCCAGCAAAGATTTTTTAAAGATATTAGAGTATATAGTATGTTGCAAAAAAGATTTGCAGAGTATATTCTAATTAATCCTATTATTAATGCATTTGGCCATGACAACCATAGTTATGCAAATAGCGGATTTATGCAACATACGATGCAAATTAACTATGAAACTGTAAAGTATGCAACAGGTTTTGTTAACAATGTTACACCCAAAGGCTTTGGGGAAGTACATTATGATAAAACACCTAGTCCACTTGGAGTATTTGGTGCTGGATTTGAAGATAGCATATTCTTTAGAGGTGGACTAATAGAAGCAATCAACACTGTTGCCCGAGATGTTGCTAGTGGAAACATACTCGGAGCAATAGCAAAAGGTGCTATAATCTTTAATAATACCAAAGATGCAAACTTGGGTCAAGTTTTGGAAAAAGACCTTACAAGAGTTTTGGGTAGCGTTTTGCGTGGAAATAATCCACTTAGTGATGTAATACTACCTACTATATTTGGTGCAGATAATATTATAAGAAACACTGTTGGTATAGGGGGTGATAGAATAGGTGGTACAGGTGCTCCTGTGGATAGAAATGTTAATGCCGGAACTTCATCTATTGTAACCAGTAATAGTGGTAATGTTACTAGTGGTTTCTTTAGTGGCGTTAGCAATATAATAAACGATCCTCTTAGTTTTGGCAGCGGTATATTTAATCCAAGCACTACTAGAAGTCCTGGCAGTCCTAGATTTTTAAGCGACGGAGTAGCAGCAAATACAGCGCCAGGAGTATCTGAATCAAAAGATAAAAAACTTTCCTTCTTAACAGATCGTATAAATCAATTAAACACACAAATAAACAATGCTAGTGCTGGGCAAGATGTTACCTTTGTAACAAAAGAAAGAGACGATCTAATTCAACGCAGGAATTTAGAATTTAACATATAAGGTATTACTCTATGGCTCAAGATACTAGTTTACCACTTATAACCATTAATGATGATATAGACAAAAAAGTAAATGACTTTTTTGATACTTACTTTTCTCCAAACGCAAAAATAAATGAAAACGATTATGAACTTGTGAAAAGTTTTTGCGTTAACAGGACTAGTAATACCGACAGTGCTGCTGCTCTTACGGCAGCAATTATTAATTGTATAAACGAATTAAATCTATATGCGACAGATGTTATAGACCAATTTAAAACAAATTCAGATCCTAATACTATACCATTGTTCTTAAATCTAAGCAGAAAAGGTGTAAGTTTGTTAGGTTATAAAAATGCAAAAATTACACCTTCACGAGTCAAACAACAGGTTATAACCTAATGGCTAACTGGGCAAATGGCATATATGAAGTAGTAAATGCTGAAAAATATGCAGGTAATCGCAAGCCACGCTACAGAAGTAGTTGGGAACATGCCTTTATGCGTTTTGCAGACAATCACCCTAGTGTAGTAAGTTGGGCTAGTGAAGCAGTCCAAATACCTTACCGGAACCCTCTTACAGGCAAACAAAGTGTTTATGTTCCAGACTTTCTTATTGTATACCAAAATAAAAGCGGCAGCAAAAGAGCAGAACTTATAGAAGTCAAACCCGCAAGTCAAACTAGACTTACAGACAAAACAAGACCACAGGAAAAACTACAGATTGCACTAAACCATGCCAAGTGGGAAGCCGCAGCAAAATGGTGTAGACTAAAAGGACTTAATTTTAGGATTATTAATGAGTCTGATATTTTCCACAGTGGTAAAAAACGCTAAGTAAATGTATGACAAAAAAACTTGAATCCCTATTTGACTTGCCAGAAATTGACGAGGAACCTAAAGAAACAGAGACAACTGCAAAAGATGTTCCTGTATTAAAAGATACACTAGAAGCTGTAGACAAAATAGACGCAGCATTGCCAACTATCAGAGACCTTGAGACAAGCGATAGAGAGCTAGACGAAATAGCAGATACAGCAAAGCAAACATTTCAGGATCTAATGGATCTTGGTATGAATGTAGAAGCACGCTTTGCTGGAGAAATATTTAACAATGCAAGTAAGATGCTAGACACTGCTCTTACTGCAAAAACAAACAAGATAAACAAAAAACTTAAAATGGTAGAGTTACAGCTTAAAAAAGCAAATCTAGACCTAAAAAAGAGTGATGTAAGTTATGGTCAAGACATAAGTGACGGTGATGGCGTGGTACTAGACAGAAATACACTACTACAGGAAATTTTAAGTAAAAATAGCTAAATATACAATAGGATGAATGCTATGAAAAGTTTAAAAACATATCTAATGGAAGCACAAAAAACCTATCAGTTTAGGTTGAAGGTTGCTTGTGAGTGTAATGAAGAAACACTTGATAAACTAGAAACAGCCCTAGAAAAGTATGAGCTAAAAAGTTTAAGTAAACCAAAGCGCACACCTATCCAGGAGCACCCAACAGATTTCCAGACATTAAGTAATGCAGAAGTTTACTTAATGGATGCTGAAGTTACATACCCAGTAACTGCTTACCAATTATATGAATACATTAGCCAAGTAGTTGGTATACCTGCCAACCAATTAGTAGTAATAAACAAAGATCATCCAGAAGAGATTGCTAGAGAAGAAGCACTCCAAGAGGAAGGTGCGGAATACATTACCAAACTCGACGATGCCGATTATAAAGATGCAGACGCTGTCAAAGTAGAGGATCATTTCGGCGACAAATACAACGAGAACATGTTGAAAGATTTAGAAACTCGCAAGTATGAGTTTGCAAAGGAAAAGTAATATGCATATGATTGATGTAGTGCAGAAACTAAAAGAGATTGCTGAAAAAGGTTATGATAACGAAGACATCCAACGCGGTATTACTGCTGCCAGTAAACACCAAGTAACAGAGGATGTTCAATCAGAAT